GATATACTTTAAACTTTCTTTTGGCTGCTGCTTTACCTCTTGGACAAAGTTTAGCCATATTAAGCTCCTACAAATTTTTTAATTTTCTTAGAAGTTTTACCTGATAGCTCAAACATTTTTTTATTTGGCTTTTCACCTTTTAATAAAGTTGTAAATTTTTTACCTTTGTGAGTAAATTCTTTTTTACCAGATTTTTTAGCTAATTTAAAAGCTGCACCAAAATCAGTTAACTGTTTACTTTTATCTCCAACACGAGCTCTTTCTCTGTCAGACATTCTTTTCTTAGCTGCTTTTACTTCAGCTGCTGTCTTTGTAGAGTATTCTAATTTACCTTTTTTAGTATCGTCTCTTGTAGACGTAAAAGTTTTTTTACCTTCTTTTTTTGCTTTTGAAAATTGCTCACCAAAAGTTGGTACAATCTTTTTTCTAATTTTACCAATTGTTCTTCTAATGATACCAGGTTTTTTATCTCCTGTTACTCCACCACCTCTTTTGTATCCTTTAGCAGAAACTTGTTTGTTATATAATCTGTTAGCCATTATTTTACTTTGCCTCCCTTTTTCATATAACCCATTTTGTTTCTTACTTTAGTTGGTAACTTTGCAAGACCAGGATTTTCTTTTTTATCAACAGGCTTTAACATTCCACCCATTTTCTTTTTTATACGTCCACCTTTCATGTAGCCTTTAGGTGTTACTTGTTTGTTAAATCTGTTATTAGGCATTATTTTTTTCCTCCGTTCCTAAAAATTTGTGTACCCTTTATACCATAAATCGAAGCAACTACAAGTATCCAAAGGTTTGCAAACCAAGAAGGTAGTTGTGAAAACATTTCAAAGAATAAAGTTACTTTATCCATGGCTGTTGGATCATCTGATACGACTGCCCATGCAAGCACTGCTATCGGCGCCGACAAAATTATGAGAACCGCCTCGTCTTTCCAGTCTGATTGTCTAGCCTCTAAAAGTTTTCCTTGATATGCTTCTTCACCACGTGCTTGTTTTTCAGCATGCAATAGTTGTGCCTCAGACATAGCCATTTTTGCTTTTTGCTTGTTGGCATATATCTTACTGCCAGCGTTTAACGCTAGTTTAAGGGCACTGAACCACATGATTTAGTACGCTTTAGATTTTCTTTTCTTTTCAGTCAACACTGCACCTTGACCTTGTACTTCTTCTTCAGGTCCACCAGTACCAATGTAGTTTACAGCGTTGTTATAAGTTGTTTTTGATCTTGGATCGATCTCGATTTGTTGATCTGCAACTTTAACTTCTGTTATTTTATTTAGTTTTTGCATTTTTTACTCCTTTTTATTAATTATCGTCTATCATAACTTGAGCTTGTTGTACACCTTGCTTTGCAAGACTAACTCCAGCTCTTAATTTAGCTAAATCTTCGTTTTGTTCAAGCTTATCTTCTGCAATTTGACCTGCTTGCATTAATTTTGCTCTATTCAAGTCTTGATTTGCTTCATCAGCTTGTTTTTTACGCTCATTTTCCATCGCTCTTAGGTCAACTTCTCTAGCTTTTAATTTTAGAAGTGGGTCAGAGTCGAATTGTGACGTAATTTCTTTCTCTTCTTTTGCAAAATCAGAAGTTAGTTCAGCAATCAACACTGCTTTTCTTGCTTCAATGTCTTGTGATAGCTTTTGAAGAGCTTGTTGTGCTTGTGGATCTTGTTGTGCCATCATTTGTAGCTGTTGAATTTGTTGTAATTGTTCTGCAAACTCTAATTCTACTTGTTCTTGTGCCATCAAACTGATGTGTTCAAGAATATTTTTTTGTAATGCAGCCATAATTGCAGGATTATTTCTTACCATGTTAGTTGACATGAAAGTTAAGTGAGCTGTTACGTGTGCTCTGTGGTCTTGTGCACGAAATGCTTGGAAAGGTTTTGCACCTAACGCATTAATGTGCTCTAAACTTGGGTCCATCGGTTGCATTGGAACTGGTGGTGGTAATATTTGATCAATATTTTTTACACCAAGAGCTTCATACATTTTTCTATACGCAGCATACAAGTTATGTATCTGTGGATTAGATGTTGCAAGTTGTAATTCTGTTTGAGCCATAGATATTCTTTGTGCCATTGAAAATATATTTGGATCAGCAACTGGTAAGATATCTACTCTGTCATCAAAATCTTGTTGTTTAATTTCTCTTTGACCACCTACAACATCAAATGGATATACAGGTGGTAAATATGTTTTAAATACTTTTGCAAGTAATTTAAATTCACTCTTCATTGCAGAGTATAATCTTTTGTGTATTGCAGACATAACTCTTGAACCACGTTCTAATAATGCAACTGTAGTTCCAACTGCAGCTTGTTGATTACCTTCTCCCACTTGCATATCAGCAATCGCTGCAAATCTTTGACCTGCTGAAACTACAACACCCATTAATTGTAATAATGTTGGTGATGGTTCTTTGTATGGTAATGTCATAAATGCATCTCTTAAATTACCACCTGGTGCATCAACATCTCTGAACTCACCTGGTTGTAATGGAGCTGCTTCATCTCTAACTCTAATTCCTCTTTGTTTAAATCCTGCAGGTAAATTAGATAACGTTCCTGCATCCAACAATTGACGGAGTGCAGCAGTTGCAGTTCTACTCAATCCGCCAATCATGTGGATTAATCCAAAACCATAAAACCCTAACCCTGGAAGAAATTTAAAGTGGACGAAATATTGGATTTTATTTCTTTTTGGATCTGTTGGTTCGTAGTTTCTACGAATCGATAAAACTTGTCTAGAAGACTCATCAACAGTTACAATGTATGGTAACTTAATACCTGTTTCATTTAACTCATCATCCTTATCTTCAAAACCTTCTAAATCTAAATTTACATGACACTCTAACAAAGTATAAATAGTTTCTTGTTTACCTGATTTCTTTGTTCCTTCTAATTCTCTCTCCTTAGAAGTGACATCGTCTTTCAAAGTGTCTTGAGGTTTTTGTAATTCAATATCTGAATAGAAACCTGAGACTTGTTGTTTTCTCAAATCATTTTCAGATATTTTTATTGTCTGAATGATAGCCTCCGCATCTTCTAATGAGGTAGCAGAATACGGAACAACTAGATCATCAGCAGGAACAAACTTAGATACAGCTCGTCCCAACAAATCGTCGTAATAAACTTTTTTAAATGTAGAACCTGCAAGTGGTAAATGAAATAACATTTGATCGAACTCTGGTTCGTATTCTTCCATCTTATCCATCAACTCGTAGTTCATGTAATCTTTAACACGTTGTGCCTGTGCTTCTTTTTCTTGATCAGGTCTACCAATAATTTGTGTTCTTACAGGTCCTTCTGCAGGTAATAATTCTTTGTACGCTCCAGCTTGAAACTGTGTAACTGCTTCTGCAAGAACTGGGTGAGTTGCACCGCTAGCTCCTTGAAAAGGTTCTGTTCTGTTTTCATATTTAAAACCTAAAAGGTCCAAACCATTTGTATAAGCTTGTTCCCATTCTTTTCTTGACATCTTGTAGTCCATATAATTTTCTACAAGTTCTGATCCGATCGGATCTAAAATATCTTCTGGTAATAATTCTGCTAAATTATCAAAGTGTCCAGGTTGACCTTCGATGTTTACTTTGCTTGGTTCAAAATTAATTTCTACGCTTCCATCTTCTTGTGGATTTACTTCTACAGGTTCTTCAGAAGCTTCAACTTGCTTCTGTTCTTCAATTTCTATTTCTTCTTCAGGATCAACCTTGATTGATGTTTTTACGTTTGGTAACGTTTTGTCTATGTCTGCCATTTATTTTCTCCAGTGTGTTGGACACTTTAACCTGTTTTAAAGAAATATTCAACCCCTGTGGGTTGGGTCCTCTTTTAGGTGGTATTGTGGTTGTTAGTTTTTTAGTCATTAATCTATAAAGTCATCAATATCAGGTTCAGGTCCATCACCATATTTACCTGATATATATTCAGCCTGTTCCATCATATCAGTGTTGATTGCTTCAATTCTTTTATTTTTTTCAATACTTTCCAAAAGTTCTTTTGTAGTAATTTTTTCTCCAGCAAATTCTTTCAAAGGTGTTAGATCTGATTCAAGCATTTTGACACTAGAACCACCACCTACGCCATCAAATTCTATATCAGCATCTTCAGGTCCACCAACATATCTTGGTTCTGTTTCTTCAGCAAAAAACTCATCAGGTGGTTTTTTTCCTCCAGTAGTTTCATCTATTCTACCTGGTTTATATGTTAGGTTTACTGATTCTTCACCCATGTTAGTTGGTGAATCATATACAACGTCTATCTGACCATCGTCTAAGTTTTGATAAACTGTAACCTCATCTGTTTCATTAAGTTTTACTTTGTGTACCACCTGTCTATCTTGAACTGCGAGTTGTTTTGTTACATCATCACCCTCTGCAATAACTCTGTTTACTAAAGCATCAAACCAAGCTGGCTTACCAGCTACGTCACCAGTTTTAACTACCTCTTTTACAACTTTAGGTGCTTTAGCAAGATTGACTCCTAGCATTTTAGCTACCATTACAGCACCACCTGCTCCTGCAACTTTCATAAAATCTCTTCTACTAATACCTCTTGCATCAAGAGCTTCATCAATTTCTTTTTCCATAATATCTCTTGTAACATTGTCTACAGGTAATTTTCTATCTGCAGCAAATGCTCTTAATAACCTTAGACCAGGAAATATTGGTGCAGTAACTTCAGCACCTAAACTCATTACATCACCTAATACTTTTGGAGCAATAGTTGATCTTCTATCTTTTTGTTTTTGTTCTTCAGCTTCGATTAATTTTTCTAAACCAACTTTTTTCTCTAGTGATGTTGGTGTAATATTTTTTAAGAAATCCTGAAATATTCCTGTGC